TCTCTCGACACAGGGCTGTTACTTTGGAGAATGTTGAAACACACAGGCTATAATATTCCAACAGAAGCCGTTGGTCCAATTGCAGCATTGGGTCCAAATAGACAATTGTCAACAACAGAAAAAGCATCATCAATTGCTAATGGATTTGGAAAAGGTCTTTACGGTAAAGCTGATTTTGGACCTGCTGGTGTTGGTCAATCTTCCAATGCACAATCAGTAAGAATTTATACACTTGATCCAGAAGGAAACACAGTTGAAACTTGGACACTTCACAATCCTCAAATAAAAGCAGTAAATTGGGGAGATCATGCCTATGATTCAGACGAGTTTGTTGAATACTCATTAGATATCTCATATGACTTTGCTCATCTTGAGAAAGGAAGAAAAGTTACAGTTGGCCCAGGATTATTTGACACACCAGAAATTAACACACCAGTTTCAATTCAAACAAAATATAACGAGTTTATTGCAGTACTTCAAGGCGGAAAGGCTTTTGAAGAAGCAAGAGTTGCAAAAGCAAGAGATATTCGAGATGAAATATTAGGAACTATTGAAGAATCTCAGATGGCAAGGTCTAGATTGCAAGCCGGACCGGAAAATTTTATACAAGCAGAAGAAGAAAAAAGGACAGGGCGTAAATCACCACTTGATTATGGATCTATATCATATTCGACATACACTCCCGGACAAAGTTTTCAACTTGGAGAGACTAACTATCAGTCATTAAATGCAAATATTCCATATCAGAATGTTGAAGGTGAAAGTATTATGACGACCAATAACAGCCCTGGAACTGATGTAGATGCAACCATGAATGATCAAAACTTTGGAGGAAATACAACCGACCTTAGTGCAATCATACGAAAGAAAAATCAACCATAGAACTAATTATAACACGAGGTGAAAATGATTAGAAACAATGAGGACCGAACAGGTCCACGGTCAACGGCAGCCGATGAAGTGCCCGCTGATATAAAACAAATGATGAATCCAATGGACTTTGTTGCTCCAACAGAATTCGTCGAACTTCCATCAAAAGGTAGTGGCTATCCGGAAGGACACCCTCTCTTTGAACAAAACTCAATTGAAATTCGTTTCATGACAGCAAAGGAAGAAGATATACTTACATCAAGAACTCTTCTAAAAGAAGGAGTTGCTCTTGATCGAGTTCTTCAATCAATAATTGTTAACAAAAACATCCAAGCATCGCAAATGCTCTCAGGCGACAGAAATGCCATTTTAATAGCCGCAAGATCGTCTGCCTATGGTTCATGGTATAAGACTGAAGTAACCTGTCCAGCATGCGGTGAGAAGGCAAAAAAGGCTATAGATCTAACTACTCCAAAAGTTTATCATGGAGACAATTGGGATGGCTATAACATAAAGAAAACTGAGAAAGGAACTTTTATTGTAACACTTCCTTATTCTAAACTTGAAGTCGAATGTCGCTTGATGCTTGGAGAGGATGAGTCCGCAATTGTTAAACATATGCAAAAGAAAAAGAATAAAGAAAGCGGACTTCTTATTTCTCAAATGGCTCTTTACATCATATCTGTTAATGGATATGATGATGAGAAAACAAAATTTTATGTAATCCAAAACATGGTTGCTGCTGACTCTCGTTATTTGAGAGGAGCGGTAAAGGCTTTCACTCCAGACCTCAAAGTTATTGATGACTTTGAATGCAAGAATTGCGGTCATGAGGAGGAATTGGAGGTGCCTTTCGGGGCAGACTTTTTTTGGCCTGACCGAGGAGTATAGTGAGCAAGTTTATGAGACGTTCTTTATTTTAAAACATTATGGTGGTTGGTCGTTATTCGAATTATATAACCTGCCTGTTGGGTTAAGGAATTGGTGGCTCGAAAGAACCAACAAAGAATATGAGAAAGAAAAAGAACAAATGGAAAAATCCATGAAGAGATAATTATGATGCCCACGCAAGTGGGCATTTCTATTTAAAAACTAATTATCATTAAAAGAGGAAGTTGTTTATGTCCAATGGTCCACCAACAACACAACAACAAGGTACAATAACAGATCAACAGTTATCTGCA